TTCACATCCGTCAGCGCTATGCGGGCCTGGCGCAGAGCGATAAAAAGCTGGCGGATTTTCTGCTTACCCAGCCCGCTCGCGCGCTCCATCTGAGTTCTCAGCAGCTGGCCGCCGAGGCGGGCATCAGCCAGTCGAGCGTGGTGAAATTTGCCCAGAAGCTAGGGTTTAAAGGCTTTCCGGCGCTTAAGCTGGCGATTAGCGAAGCGCTGGTCAGCACGCCAACGCCCCACTCCGTTCCGGTACATAACCAGATCCGCGGCGACGATCCCCTGCGCGTAGTAGGCGAGAAGCTGATCCATGAGAAGGTCAGCGCCATGAACGCGACCCTTGATGTAAATAGTGAAGATAAGCTGCAGGAGAGTGTGATCATGCTGCGCGATGCGCGACGGATCGTACTGACGGGCATCGGCGCATCCGGGCTGGTGGCGCGTAACTTTGGCTGGAAGCTGATGAAGATTGGTTTTCACGCCGTGGTCGAGCAGGATATGCATGCCCTGTTAGCAACGACCCAGGCGATGGAGAGCAGCGATCTGCTGCTGGCTATCTCCTATACCGGCGAACGGCGGGAGATCAACATGGCGGCGGATGAAGCCTTACGCGTTGGAGCAAAGATCCTGGCGATCACCGGCTTTACCCCTAACGCCCTGCAGCAGCGTTCAACCCGCTGCCTCTATACCATTGCCGAAGAGCAGGCCACCCGCAGCGCCGCCATCTCCTCTACCAGCGCCCAGATGCTGCTCACCGACCTGCTGTTTATGGCCCTGGTGCAGCAGGACCTGGAGCACGCCCCGGAGCGGATCCGCCACAGCGAAGCGCTGGTGAAAAAACTGGTCTGAGCCCCTGAAAGGTAAGTACTGACAGAACTATGAGAGTGGAATACAATCACGCCCCAATTACTACGCGTTATTTATATTGAGGACTTATGCATCAAATCCGCTCCATACATTATTTAAGGGGTATCGCGGCCTTACTCGTTGTCGGCTTCCACTGCCGGGGGGTGCTCAATAACGTCTACCCTATCAAGAATTTTGGCGATATGCTTTTTATTAGCGGCTCGTTTGGTGTTGACGTTTTTTTCATGATCAGTGGATTCATCATTACGCTTTCGACTGCAAAAATCGAAACGGCAATGATCCGCAAATATGTCATTAAGCGCTTCCTTAGGATCTACCCTCTCTTTATCTTAACGCTGCTCTTTTTATTCTTCTTTATTGAAACAGATCATACCTATTCATTCTTCCGTTCGGCACTTTTAATTCAGGCCGATTACGCTCAGGCCGCGCCGTTTTTTGGTTATAATATGCTTGGCCAGGCGTGGACCTTAACCTATGAGATCTATTTCTATCTGATCTTCATGATCGCCATGGCGATTAGCCATAAATATCGCGCCTATCTCAGCGCGGTGCTTCTTATCGTTCCGGTATTCGCTATCCAGCTTGCTTTCAACGGCTCCGTTGGCTTCGAGGGTAGTAGCGCCGCCGTATTCAGAACGGATCTACCGGCAGGCCTGGCTGCGCTACTGCGCTTTATGTCATCGCCAATGCTGCTTGAGTTTGTTTTTGGTATGATGATTTACGAAGCTAGGCATATCATCAAACACATTCCAAAAACCAACGTGCTGGCAACCCTGGCCTGCTCATTAGTTTTCTGCTTCTATATTTCGCAGTATCGCGCTGAGCATGGTCCGTTTAATTTTGGACTGTGGGGATTAATGCTGGTTTTCACCTTGATTGCCTATGAGATGAAAAACCCGCTGCCGCAAATTAAGTCGTTACAGTTTTTAGGTGATATTTCCTACTCTCTGTACCTTACGCATATGGCGGTGATTTTGTTTATGTATAAATTTGGCAACAGCATCCCCGTATTTAATCAATGGGTTGGCGTAGCGCCGATGCTTTTCCAGTTTATCGTAGTGCTTACGATGTCCTACATTATTTATAATCTTGTTGAAAAACCGTCGATAAAGCTTGCCAGAAAGCTCTGCCATGAGCGCTTTACAAAAGAGTCACCGACTGCGCAAAGTGTGGCTGTTTAAATGATGTTAGCCGCCGAGGGCGGCTAATGCTTTAGCGTGGAAGAGTGCGTGTATGCTGCGATAAGTTGATGCTCAACTAACTGCCTCGGCTATGACTTTACCACCACAGGCTCTGGCGGCCATGCTGGGTTACTTAAGTCAACGTTTCGTAATTGGTCAACATACTGCTGCAGCGACAGCAAATTTGTCTCGTCATTTTTACGTGCGTTGCCAACGGCAGCGCTGCATTGTATGGCTGTAATTTTCAGGAGTGCATCAGACATATACTTATAGTGCAGAGCGGTATTCGCTTGTAGCGACTTTTTTGCAGCAGCGTCGGTATCCTGATAAACCGATATACCGTCAAACATCCATGTTCCATCGAGCGTCAAATTTTCTGGGTAATCCGCCACTGCAATCTCAGCGACGCTCATGTTGATGGGCCACAGCATAGAGACGGCGTAGATATTACCCCGTTGCGGAACGGGCTTATCCACTACGGCACGGATAATGCCTTTGCTGTCATACTGTATTTTTACCGTATCGTCAGCAAATAAACGTTGGCTTTCGTACCAGTCCTGGCCATCTTCAGATTTTAAAAAGAGTATTGATGAGTCGTCTCCAGGCACGTCAACAAGTTGGAAATTCCTGATATTTTGCATATAATTTAACCTCCGTTAATTGTTGTCCAAATGCCGTTCAGATATACCTGAATAGGCCGATAATAGACTGCCGCGATATTATCGGCTGCTCCGGATGGCGATTCGTCAATATCTAACGCTGTTAATACCGTTCCGGCGCTACCGGTAAACTGCCTATACGACCCGTCATCCGGTGATGAGATTGCGGTCAGCGCACCTAGCTGCACAGCTTTAATATATGAACTCTCGGCTGCTGACGTAGTGATGTATCCTGACAGATCCTGCTGTGGTGGCGGATTGACCGTTCCGTAAAGCGTATTTTTAAACAAATCGCCCACCATATTTCCTGCTAAGACGTAGACTACTCCATTTTGGTAACTAGACTGGATATATGCGCAAGTATCGCCGCCCACCAACCATATACCGGGTGAGTCAGTAGCAAAACTGTTATCGCTGGAGTGGTAATTACAACGAATAAAGCAGGAGCCGGGATAGGTTGTACGGAGTAAATCAAAAAGCTGCTGCCCAGTTATTGATTCATAGTCAGTACCAATATTTAACCCACCGCCTAGCCCCATCCAACCGGTGGTAACTACCCGGTTGGCGCTATAATCGGTAGCTGTCGTAACGGTCTCCAGATCTGCCGCCGAACCCAGGCCAAGACTGGTTGTTAATGCCTGGGTAAACTGCGTTACCAAAGTAGCTATATCGCCATTGTCTAACGCATCGCTTCCTGCATTGGCGATGAACTGCCCCATCGCTGAACCCATAGTTGTCGCCTGCCGTAGCGCCTTATTCACCTGTGCGCTGGATGCCTTGCCGGACTGAAAACCGGTTCCCAGCGCGGGCAACGCCTCCCAGTCGCTCTGACTGGTGACGTTTGCGCTATCTCCCGTCGCAAAGGGTTTAAACTCGTTTATAGCCATAAGAGTTGCTCCTCCTGTACATTGTTGTCGAAACGGTTGAATTTATTGGTACGATTTAGCAATAAAAAAACCCGCCAGGTGGCGGGTTGGTATGAAATACTTTTCTACTAGTAAAGGTAGTATTAATCAGATACTTTTTTACAAGGATATGAGCCGATAATCGGCGGTGCATCCATATCAGCCTGAAGGAGCTGTACGTTAAGGAATGCTTTACCATTACGCTTTACAAACTCAAAGCCATAGTTATTGCCATCGCTGGCGGGCATCAAACCCATGTCCCAGGCAGTATTTGCCTCATCACCGTTTTTTTTCAAATATCTAACTTTTTGGCTGGTAACTCTCTCACCATTTATGCGAACCAGCCCTTCAGAATCTGACAAGGTTAGTTTATACCCACCACATTGAAATGCTGCAAAAGATGGTAAGCATATGATTAATCCGGCCAAAACAATAAAGTTGCTCATCATTTTTCTCTATTAAATGCTTCCTGATTTTTTAAATCATCAGCCCCGCGGGCTTCACACACCATATCCATGTACCACTCCTGGCCCCGGGTGTCGCCCCGGTAGTTAATTCCGCGCACGATGTACACTCCGTCTGTCGCGATGCTGGCGAGCCGCGCTTTCGGGTCCGGCAGCGCCGCCTGCCTGTTACCGGCTTTGATACTCTCACCGATACGTCCGCTGCCCTTCGCAACTTCCGCAGCAGGCAGCGACTGCTGGTTGATGATAACCTCACCCTGTGTAAGGCGTATAAGGCCGTTTGTGCGGATTTTCGGGTTTATCAGACACCGCACGTTCAGCCCCTTGCCGATGGTCTGCGTCGGGGTGCCCACCAGCCCGGTTTCGCTGTTCAGCTCCACCGCCTCGTGCATGTACTCCCCCTTCGCCAGCATCACCCGCTGTCCGTCAACAAACATCCAGCTGGCGTTGCACTGCCGGGCTACCTCATCCATCAGCCACCGGGTCTTGCCGAACAGCACCCGTCCGCGCGGGTACACCTTCGCCGGCATCGCCGGGGTCCGCCCCTCCGTCACCCCGTAGCGGGCAAAGTCCTGCATCAGGACACGGTTCATGTCCGCCACCGTATACCCCGCCGCCAGGGTGTGCACGGTCACTGCATTCGAAAACGCCAGGTCCGCATCCCCCGCCTGTATCAGTACGTAAGTGTCCACCGCGCTCTCCCTGCCCACCGAGGCGTAGCGGATGTCGCCGGAATATATCAGGCCGTGATTGCTGCCGCCCCTCTCCGCCAGACCGTCATATCCGGCCAGCACCCGGATACGGGTCAGCCCCTGGCCGACTATCTTCTGCGCTGTGTCGTCAGCGAGGTTATAGATTTTGAAGGTGCCCACCGAGGTCTGGCTGCTGATGTTAAAGCAGTCGATGTTGAACACCACCCTGAGGTCGCTCAGGGTAATACCCGTGCCGCTGTCGTCCGTGAGCTGCAGCTCAAAGTGACGCATCCAGTTAACTGTCATCGCATTACTCCATGAAGGTAGAGTGAGATGAAACCAAGATTATCTAAAGCAATCTCTCCCATGCACCGTTGTCGAAACCGGCTATGTAGTCGTTCGTGATATCAAAGCCAAAAAACTGGCTGCCTTCTGAGGGGGTTAATACGTCGCCGGACAACACCCCAGCCGCTTTAACCGTCAGATAACCCTGGCGAATGGCCGCTACCAGCTCAAGTGATATATCCGCACTATCCGTTTCATAAAAGACCCAGACCGATATCGTCATATCCTGATTATCAACGATCTGCATACGCAGACCGGAGCCTGCCGTCGCGGCATCAAGAATGGCAGGCAGCGTATCGTTCTGGCCGTTCCAGCTGTTAATAGCGATTTTTGTCTTGAGGATAATTCGGTAGGTCTCGTCGCTCAGCGCCGTATAGCCGCTGTCAGGATCGTAGGGCCCCTGCCACACGCCCTGGTCGTATCCCAGAGTGTCACTGTCCAAGGAAAAGTAGATGCCACTAATAGGCTCATTTACGTAGCGGGTTCTGCCTACCCACTCGCCGATCTGGTCAAGCTGTGTGCCCATCGCCTTGTCAATATCAAACTCCTCTGGCATAGCCTGTAACGCAGCGGCAATATCGCTAAACGGGCGCGTTGAGAGATCGATATGGTCGGAAAATAGCGGCTTCGTGGCATGGTAGTTGGTAATAAAACGGGTGTATTTGCTCATGCGGCCACCACAATCTGAACGTTGTCTGCCGAACAGACGGCCGCCGCGTCGTAGGCGATAGTGATATTTGCCGCGGCCATGCTCTCTGTTGATGTGCCGATGAGTAGCTCGATAATGTCGTAATAACGGG